CAGCTCCTATATTTCCTAACCAACAAGGTAGTTTTGCTGCTTATGCTAATCCAAAGAGAGTTAGTGAAGATCTAAGTGGTGTAGACGTAGATGCTGAAGGTGGTTTAAAAGGTATAATGGACAAATTTAAAAAGAAAAGAAATACTAAAGTAGGTGATCCAGTAACTCCAGAGAAGCCAGAAGATCCTGCAATGTATGATGGACCTGAATTTAATGCTGGTTTAAAAAATGCAATGAAAGGTAAAGAAGGCAAATTTGCTGATATGGTTGCTGATGCGCCTGGTATGTATGATGGATTAAGTAAAACAACAGATCCACCTACAAAAGAAGAAAAAGCAAACAGTGGTATTAAACCCTTTTGGGGTATTGAAGAAAGAGGAGTTGAACCTTTTAAAGAAGATCCTGATGATTGGTCTGACGGCCCTGGTATGTATGATGGACTAAGTAAAAGAAAGAAAAAGAAAAGGGGTAAAGCTCCCCAGACTGGAAAACGTCTAGATGAAGGTGTGAATTTTGATAATTTTCCTCCTACAGAACTAGGAGTTGGCGGGGATGAAGAGGAAGACTTTGATTTTTCTATGTATAATAAAGCACCTGGAATGCATGAGAAACACACTCAAATAAGTAAAGCAAATGTTAACTCAGCTATGAGAGATGATGCGGCTCACGCTAGTTATTTAAAAAGAGATATTAACTACGACAATAGACATGGTGGTAGCAAAAAGCAAATGACAGCTGATGAAAGACATATTTCTAAGTTAGCTGGTGATATAAAATACGACGTAAAGAAAAAGAGAAAATACGACAACGTGTAAAAGTTAAAAAATAATACGTGATTATATATAGTACACGGATATTGTAAACAATTAAAAACAAAATTATGCCAAGTTACGGACAAAAACAAAAGCCAGCAGGTAAAAAGCTTGTATGCGGAAAGCCTATAGTAGGTACTAGAGTTATGAAATCAAACAACTCTACAATTACACCTACACTTAAAAGAATTGATAATGTGCCTTACAAAGGTAATCCAGCTTTATTAGCGCAAAGATGAATTCATTAGATGATTTAAAGCTGTATTGTTTAAATATAACATCAGCTACGGTTGTTAGTCTAGGTTGGCTAGAACCTGTATTATCTATACTACTGTTATTAACAACATTGGGTTATACTGCGCACAAGTGGTATTTATTAAAAAATAAAAAATGAGTAAACTGAGCAAACATATGCATAACGCTCCAGCATTTTTTGGCAGATCACCAGAGCAGAAAGCTAAAAAAAAAGCTGAAAAATTAAGAAAGAAAAGAGCTAAAAGTAATGAGATAGAAAACATGGGTCTTTTTGAAAAGAAACCTCTAAAAAAGCATAAACAAGACTACAAGTACCAAGTATGAGAAATATTAAAGAAATTATTATTCACTGCTCAGCTACTAGAGAAGGCCAAGATATAAGTGTTGACACTATAAGAAAGTGGCACGTTGAAGGTCGTGGCTGGTCAGATATAGGCTATCATTTCTACGTCGATATAAATGGAGATATACAGAAAGGTAGAGACATAGCTAAAATCGGGGCTCATTGTTCAGGACATAATCGTAATTCTATCGGTTTATGTTATTGTGGCGGAGTTGAGAAAGACGGTAAGACCCCGAAAGATACTAGAACACCAGAACAAAAAGAAGGTCTGTTACATGTGCTTAAAACATTGAAGGCGATGTATCCAGATGCTGTTATTTATTCACACAATGAGTTTGCTAACAAAGCATGCCCGTCATTTGATGCTACTAAGGAATATGAAGATCTCTGAAAACACTGAATTTAAGATTGATATAAAAACTGTAATTGGAATAATAATGTTTACTACTACAATAGTAGGCATGTATTATACTTTACAAGAAGATATAGCAGAAGCTAAAACTTTACCTCCTGTAGAAGTCTCTCGTTTAGAATATGAATTAAAAGAAGATTGGAACGAGAAAATGATCATGCAGTTAAAAGATAAAGTAGAGATGCTAGAGCAAACTCAAGATATATTAAAAGAAGAAGTTAATATAACTTCTAGTATGATTAAAGACGGAACAGAAGCTGATGGCAAGCTAGAGGAACTTAATAGACAGTTAGAAGAGTTACAAAACAAAAAGCCTAATACTAGAATTATAGTAAAAGAGGTTAAAGTAGATAAAAAAGGTAGAAAACTACAGTAATGGGTTTTAAAAGCGCAGCACAAAGGAAAGCAGTGTGGGCTAGCAAAAATGAAAAAGGTTTAGCTATGTCAGAAAAAGTAGATAAAAAAGCAATGGCTTGCAATAAACCTCGTAAAACACCTACACATAGAACTAAATCTCATATAGTAAAAGCTTGTGAAGGTGGTAAAGAAAAGATTATTAGATTTGGCCAACAAGGCAAAGATGTTAACAAGGTTAGCGGTACAGCTGGTAAACCTAAAGAAGGGGAGTCTAAAAAAATGAAATCAAAACGTGCTAGTTTTAAAGCTAGACATGGCAAAAATATAGCTAAAGGTAAAATGTCTGCTGCCTATTGGGCGGACAAAGTTAAATGGTAAGATATGGAAACAGTTGGACTTGGAGATGTAGTGGAAAAATTTACTAAAGCTACTGGTATAAAAAAATTAGCTGATAAAATACCTGGAGGCTGTGGTTGTAAAGGTAGAAAAGAATTACTTAACGGAATTAGAGTTCCAAAAATAATATAAAGATATGGGTTTTAAATTAAGACAACCAATAAAGATTGATCCGGTAGCTAGGTACGAGGTTCCTTTTACTCCAGATAACATACCAGATAATAGCGGTTTAGTAGCTAGAGCAAATGACAACGGAAATATGATTGTTAATAAAAATATTCCTAAAAATTCTAAGCTTAGAAAAGTTGCAGAATCTCACGAGGATAATCACTTGAGAGCAATGATGGATGGTAAACTAGCTTATGATAATGATTCTGTTTATCATAACATGGACGGAAAAGGTATGAAAAAAACTTCAAGGTCTGAGTTTGATGAAAGTGATAGAACAACACCGTGGGAAGCGCCAGCTTATAAAGCAGGTGAAAGTATGGCTGAAGTAGATATGAGACCAAAGAAAGATAAACTTAATAGATCTAGTGATGTTAAGTCTGGTAATTTTGCTTTTGCGTTTAGAGAAATGAATAAGCCTCTTAGAAAGCAAGATCAAGAAACAGTATCTATGTCTGAGAACTTTGGTTCAGCTATGGTTAAGAAATTTGGCAAGGGTTTAAATTTGAAAACAAACGAAGGAGGACCCGGAGACAAAAAGAAAGAAACAGATGTAAGTGGAAACGAAACTGCTAATGTTTTAAAAGATAAAGTTCAAAATCTAGCCAACGAAAAATTAAAAAACATGGATTATCAATCGGAAGTTTTACCGGATGGTACAACTAGATATTTTAAACCTGAAGTAAGTGCAACAGAATCAAAAGTAATAGAAGGAAGAGGAGTTACTAAAAAAGCTGGAGGAAATGAAGAATATTTAGCTGGTTTCAAAAACAAAAAAGATAATGCTTTATATGAGCAGTACAAAGGAACAGAAGATGGACCAACTGGTAAACCTGGAACTAAAGAATATGCTTCATGGAAATCAACATTTGCAGGTTTTGGAGATAAAACTATAACAGAAACAGCCACTGCTAAGGACGAGTATTTTGAAAAACCAAAAGAAGGTCCAGATCCAAAAAAAGATCCAGATCCAGATCCAAAAAAAGTAGTTAATAAAGACTGTGGAAAAGGTATGAGATTTTCCAATAAGTACCAAAAGTGTGTTGAAGATAAAGGAAAACCAAAAATCAAAAAAAGAAAAGGAACTAAACCAAAGAAAATGTTTAGTACTTGTACTTCAGATGGTTGTTTTAACTTTTAAAAACTAATGGAAAATAAAAAAACATTTAAAGAAACTAAAATAGGAGCTTTTCTTTCTAGTAAAGCTCCTAAAGTATTGCAAGCTTTAGGAGATGTATTACCTAATCAAGGAACACTAGGTATAGTAAAAAATCTTATAACAAGTGATAATAAGATTAAGGCACTTGATAAAGAACAAGCTATGAAGCTTATAGATCAAGATATAGCTGAAATGAAAGAGGTATCTAGTAGGTGGAGATCTGATATGAAGTCAGACTCTTGGTTAAGTAAAAACACTAGACCTTTAGCTTTAATATTTTTAACTGCATCAGCTGTATTTATGATGGCTGTAGATTCTTTTCATTTACAATTTGATGTAGATGAAGCTTGGATAAACTTATTAAAAACATTGCTGGTAACAGTTTACGTAGCATACTTCGGAAGTCGTGGTGCTGAAAAAATAACAAAAATAAATAAATAAACATGAAAGGTTTAGAAGGAAATATGATGGCTCAACCAAGAGTGTTTGGCCACGATGCTAATATAGTTACAGTTGGTGAAATAAATATAAGAATACCAGCTATAGAAGCTGTTAATATAAACGCATCTGGAGCTAATTATGATCCAAGCGATGTTGGTGATACTTTAACTCAAGCATCATCTACCGGTAGTGGGTCAGGTATACAACTTAATATAACTGAAATATCAGCAGGTAAAACATTACAAGCTATAGATATTATAGCTGGGGGTAGTGGTTATGTACAAGGTGAAGTTATAACTTTAACAGCTGCCACTAGCGGTGGTACTGGAGCTACTTTACTAGTAGACAAAGAAGGTCTTACATTACCTAATCAATCAACTAAAGATAGAGGAGCTGTTATATATAATGGTAAATCTACAGCTCAAGACGTTGCTTTGTATACTGAAAATTATCGTTTAGTTACATTTAAAAACGTACAACCCGGAACTGTTGTAGGAGATAAAGTTCCAATATTAGCAAAAGCTGTTGCAAGCGGCACAGACTTAGTAGCTATTTATTAAATAAACAAAAACAAACAATTAAATTAAATCAAATGTCAAATATAAAAAATAGAGCTCTTGGTAAGGTTACTAAAGAAGAACTAAAAACTATTCAAGAGCAACAGCAGAAAGTAAATAATATTTTAGTAGAAATAGGTTATCAAGAATCAAAGAAGCATTCTTTGTTACATCATTTAGGTGATGCTAACGCTACAATAGATGCAACAAAAAAAGATCTTCAAGAAAAATATGGTCATGTAGATATAGATCTGTCTACTGGTGATTGGAAAAGAAACAAAGATGTCAATAATAAGAAAAATTAGTATTGGCTCTGATTATAAAAATGATGCAATGCATTATTCTTTAGACCAAGAAGTATATGGTGGTCATACAATATCTAATATATTGTTTGACGATAAAGATAAATCATATAACATATTTATAAGTAAATCAAAAGAAATTTTGCCTTGGAAAAAATTCAATAGTAATATGGCTATTTCTGTTGAATATGATTTAAAGTACTAATGAACAGTTTATATCACTTTATTGTTAAACCATTAGATAAAAGATATGAAAACACTAAGTTAATTGGTGATAAAGAGTTAGTTATTAATTCTAATATAGAAAGTCATATCTTTGTAAGTAAAAAAGCAGTTGTAGTTTCAACTCCAGCTGCTTATAATACAAAAGTAAAAGTTGGTGATGAAATTTATATACATCACAATATAATGCGTAGATGGTACGATCAAAAAGGTAGAGAACGTAATAGCTCAACTTTTTTTAAAGATAATTTATACTTTGTATTACCTGATCAAATTTATATGTATAATTTAAAGTCACATTTAAATTATTGTTTTATAAAGCCTGTAAAAAATAAAAACATATTAGACAACAAAAAAGAACAACCTAATGTTGGTATAGTAAAATATAGTAATAGTTCTTTAGAAGCCTTAGGAATAACACCTGGGACACTTATAACGTTTACACCAAACTCTGAATTTGAGTTTATTATTGAAGATGAACGTTTATATTGTATGAAATCAAATGATATAGCATTAACTCATGAGTACGAAGGAAACGAGAAAGAATATAATCCAAGCTGGGCGAAAGGCGGTTGATGAGCTAATTAAAGTTGCTAAAGAAAAAATAATTACGCATACTGAAGATGATGTATCTACTGATAGGCTTAAAAATGCAGCAGCTACAAAAAAGCTTTGTATAATGGATGCTTTTGAAATACTACAACGTATAGAAGAAGAAGAAGAAAGAATTAACGACAAGCCAAAACAAGTTAAAGAGAAAAGAGTGCTTAAGTTTGCGGAAGGGAGAAGCAAGTGAGTTACAAACAAACTCTTTGGAAAGAATTAAAAGATATTGTAAACCCAAAAATACTATCTAAAAACAATAGATTTAAAAAATGGGAATATGGTTATAACGTAGAATACGATTTTATAGTAATAAGCAAAACTGGAAAAATTGGACAAATCATTGAAATACAAAATCTCAGGATTGCTTTACCAGCAACAAATGAATCGTTTAAACGAAGTAAAGAAAAAGCGGAGCAATACTGGGAAAAAGCAGAATATCCAAAAGAATTAAGTAGAATTAAAAGTAGGTTTGACTGGGAAGAATACCCAGCTGAATTTAAAGAAAAGTGGTACGATTATATTGATAATGAGTTTACTAGAAGAGAACAAGGATTTTGGTTTCATAACAATGGTGTTGATACTTACATTACTGGCACTCATTACATGTACCTGCAGTGGTCAAAGATTGACGTTGGAGCTCCAAACTTTAGAGAAGCAAATAGATTATTCTATATATTTTGGGAAGCATGCAAAGCAGACGACAGGTGTTATGGAATGTGTTATCTTAAAAACAGAAGATCTGGATTTTCATTTATGTCATCAGCAGAGCTTGTTAACCAAGCTACAATATCATCAGATTCAAGATTTGGTATATTGTCAAAGTCTGGTGCTGATGCAAAAAAAATGTTTACAGATAAAGTTGTACCCATATCAGTTAACTACCCGTTCTTTTTTAAACCCATTCAAGATGGTATGGATAGGCCGAAGACTGAATTGGCATATCGTGTTCCAGCATCGAAACTTACTAGAAGAAAGCTTGAGTCGAATGAACAACTAAGAGAGCTAGATGGGCTTGATACAACTATTGACTGGAAAAACACAGGTGATAACTCTTATGATGGTGAAAAGCTAAAGCTATTAGCTCATGATGAAAGTGGCAAATGGGAAAGACCTGATAATATATTAAACAACTGGAGAGTTACAAAAACTACGTTAAGACTAGGATCTAGAATAGTAGGTAAATGTATGATGGGCTCAACTTCAAATGCTTTAGACAAAGGTGGAGAAAATTTTAAAAGACTTTACAATAATTCAGACGTTACTAAAAGAAATAGAAACGGACAAACATCTTCTGGACTCTATAGCCTGTTCGTTCCTATGGAATGGAACTATGAGGGATTCATCGATACTTATGGATTACCTGTCTTCACTAGAGGCAAGCATAAAGTCAAAGGAGCTGATGGTTATGACATTACAACAGGAGTTATTGAACACTGGGAAAACGAAGTTGACGGTTTAAAGTCTGATCAAGATAGTTTAAACGAATATTACAGACAATTTCCAAGAACTGAAGCCCATGCCTTTAGAGACGAGACAAAAGAAAGTTTATTTAATCTAATTAAAATCTATGAACAAGTAGATTATAATGATGAATTTAATAACAAAGCTAATGTTACTAGAGGTAAATTTATGTGGGAAGGTGGGATTAAAGATACTAGAGTTCAATTTGTTCCTGATAATAACGGTAGGTTTAATATAAGTTGGGTACCACCTAGTAACTTGCAAAATAAAATTATAATAAAAAATGGCATTAAATATCCAGGTAACGAACATATTGGAGCTTTTGGCTGTGATAGTTACGACATTAGCGGTACTGTTGATGGCAAAGGCTCTAATGGAGCTTTACATGGACTGACTAAGTTTTCAATGGAAGATGCACCTCCTAATCATTTTTTTTTAGAGTATATAGCTAGACCTGAAACAGCTGATATATTTTTTGAAGAAGTTTTAATGTCTTTAGTATTTTATGGTATGCCAATACTAGCTGAAAACAATAGACCTAGATTATTATATTATTTAAGAAGAAGAGGTTATAGAGGTTTTAGTATGAACAGACCTGATAAGTTGTGGAATAGATTATCTGTAACAGAAAAAGAAATAGGTGGAATACCTAATTCAAGTGAAGACATTAAACAAGCACATGCCGCTGCTATAGAAGCTTATATAGAAAACTACGTAGGCATATTAAAAGATTCTTTTGGAGACATGTATCACCAAAAAACATTACAAGACTGGTCTAAGTTTAATATAAATAATAGAACCAAGTACGATGCTACTATTAGTTCTGGTTTAGCTATTATGGCTTGTAATAAAAATAATTATAGACCTAATGCAATTAAAAATAAACAACCACTTAATTTGAGTTTTAAAAAATACGACAACGAAGGGTTTGTTTCAAAAATACAAAATAAATGATAGAAACTAGTTATGGAAGTTCATTTCCGGATCAGGTAGTACCTGATGCAGTTAAAGCGTCTTATGACTATGGATTAAAAGTAGGACAAGCTATAGAAGGCGAATGGTTTTCTGGTACTAGAACAGGCGCTGGAGGTTATAGGTTTTCAACTAACTACAATAACTTCCATCAATTAAGACTATACGCTAGAGGAGAGCAATCTGTTCAAAAGTACAAAGATGAACTATCTATAAATGGAGATTTATCTTACTTAAACCTAGACTGGACACCTGTACCTATTATTTCTAAATTTGTAGACATAGTTGTAAACGGCATGTCTCAAAAAAACTACGATATTAAAGCTTATGCTCAAGATCCTTCTTCCACTGGAAAAAGATCCGCATATATTCAAGGTTTAATGAAAGATATTTACGCTAGAGAATATATAGCTAAAGCAAAAGCTCAATTAGGTTTAGATGTTTCAACCGGCGGTGGTAAGTCAAACATGCCAACAAATCCAGATGAAGTATCTGTTTACATGCAGCTTAATTATAAACAAGGAATTGAAATAGCTCAAGAAGAAGCTATTAACTACGTTTTAGATTACAATAAATACGATCTAGTTAGAAGAAGATTAAATCATGATTTAACCGTATTAGGTATAGCTTGTTCAAAAACAGAGTTCAACTTGCAAGAAGGTGTTGGAATTAGTTATGTTGATCCTGCTAATCTAGTTTATTCATATACAGAAGATCCAAACTTTGAAGACATATGGTATGTTGGTGAAGTGAAAGGACTTAGTATGGCAGAGCTTAAAAAGCAGTTTCCAATGTTAACACCAGAGGAATTAAAGGAAATAAGTAAGTATCCAGGTAACTCTAACTATAGAAACCAAGCAGAAGGTAGATATTTTGACGATAAAATACAAGTAGTATATTTTGAATATAAAACATTTACTAATCAAGTATTTAAAATAAAAGAAACTCCAAATGGTCTAGAAAAAGCATTAGAAAAAACAGATGCTTTTAATCCACCAGAAGAAGTTAACTTTACTAAAGCTTTTAGATCTATAGAAGTACTATATAGTGGAGTTAAAATACTAGGGCACCCTAAAATGCTAAGATGGGAAATGGCTCAAAATATGACAAGACCCAATGCTGATACTACTAAGGTTAATATGAATTATAACATATGTGCTCCTAGAATGTATAAAGGACGTATAGATTCATTAGTTAATCGTATAACAGGTTTTGCTGACATGATTCAATTAACGCACCTTAAACTGCAACAAGTATTATCTAGAGTAGTTCCTGATGGTGTTTATATGGATGTTGATGGGTTAGCTGAGGTTGACTTAGGTAACGGAACAACATATAATCCGCAAGAAGCTTTAAACATGTATTTTCAAACAGGTTCTATTGTTGGTAGATCATTCACTCAAGATGGCGACATGAACCCAGGTAAAGTTCCTATACAAGAATTACAAAGTGGTAATGGTGGAGCTAAAATACAAAGTTTAATACAAACTTATCAATATTACTTACAACTTATTAGAGATGTTACAGGTTTAAATGAAGCTAGAGATGCTAGTAGTCCTGATAAAAACTCATTAGTAGGTTTACAGAAAATAGCTGCTGCTAACTCAAATACTGCAACTAGACATATATTACAAGCTAGTTTATATTTAACGCTTAAAAATTGTGAAAATATATCACTTAGAATAGGTGATGCTTTAATGTTTCCACTTACTAGATCAGCTTTACAAAACAGTATAACTAAATTTAATGTGTCTACATTGACAGAGTTAATGGATAAAAATATATATGACTTTGGTATATTTTTAGATCTTGAGCCAGATGATGAAGAAAAAGCTCAATTAGAACAGAATATACAAATAGCACTTAAGACAGGTGGTATTGATTTAGAAGATGCTATAGACATTAGAGAGGTCAAAAACTTAACATTAGCTAATCAATTGCTAAAACAACGTAGACAGCAAAAGCAAGCAGCTGAACAACAAATGAAACTTCAGCAAATACAACAGCAAGCTCAGTCGCAAGCAGAAGCAGCTGAAAAACAAGCATTAGCTGAAACTCAAAAACAACAAATATTAACAGAGCAAAAAGTACAGTTTGAACAAGCTAAAGTACAGTTTGATGTTGAAAAATACAGGCAAGAAGCTGAAGTTAAGATAATGATCATGAACCAACAACATAAGTTTGATTTAGAATTAAAACAAATGGAAGTTAATGGTTTAAAAACCAAAGAAAAAGAAATTGAAGACCGTAAAGATGAAAGAGTACGTATTGAAGGTTCTCAACAGTCTCAATTAATAGACCAAAGACAAAACGATTTACTACCAACAAGCTTTGAAACAAGTGCAACTGAAAAAGATCAGCCAACACCTAGTGAAGAGCCTATGCCAATGCTCAATCCTTTTGGGATGGGTTAATTATTAATTATTATATTATATTATGTCAGAAAAAGAAGAAGTAAAAGAGGCTCCTGATGGAACTCTAGAACAAGGTGACTTTAAAATTAAAAAGAAACCTAAAAAATTAGTTAACACAGAACCTACAACTAAAGTAGATTTAACTAAAAAAGAAGAAGAAACAAAACAACCTGAAGAAACTAAAGAAGTTGTACAAGAAATTGTAGAAGAAAAGATTGAAGAAAAAGTAGAAACTAAGGAAGAGCCGGTTAAAGAAGAAGAGTTTACTGTTATAAATGAAGTAACAGAAGATGAAGTTCCTGTAGAAAAACCGGTTGTAAAAGCACCTGAGCCAGTTGCTGAACAAGTAGATTTACCTGAAAACGTAGAAAAACTTGTTGAGTTTATGAAAGAGACTGGTGGTACATTAGAAGATTATGCAAGATTAAGCAGAGACTATACTGATGTAGACGAAGATATTTTACTTAGAGAATACTACAAACAGACTAAGCCTCACTTAGATAGAGAAGAAGTAGATTTTATATTAGAAGATAAATTTTACTTTGATCCTGAAGAAGCTGAGGAACGTGAGCAAAAGAAAAAGAAACTTGCTTATAAGGAAGAAATTGCAAAAGCCAAAAACTTTTTGGAGGAAACGAAAAAGAAGTACTACGACGAGATCAAGTTGAGACCGGGCGTTACTCAAGAACAACAAAAAGCAACTGATTTTTTCAATAGATATAACAAAGAACAAGAGGTAGCAAAGCAAAGTCATGAAAGCTTTAAGACTGCAACTAAAGATTATTTTACTAATGATTTCAAAGGTTTTGATTTCGAGGTTGGTGAAAAGAAATTTAGATACGGTGTTAAAGATGCTAATGAAGTTGCCGAGGCGCAATCTGATCTAACAACATTTATTAAGAAGTTCTTAAACGAAGATGGTACAGTTAATGATCCAGGTGCATACCACAAAGCTATATATGGAGCTAGAAACATCGACACTATTGCTTCTCATTTTTATGAGCAAGGCAAAAGTGACGCTGTAAAAGATATTACTGCTAAATCAAAGAACATAAGCAAAGACGCTAGAACTGAGGTTCCGGGTGATGTTTATTTAAATGGTTTTAAAGTAAGAGCTATTTCTGGTGATACAAGTTCTAAGTTAAAAATAAATAAAATAAAAAAATAACTTAAACTAAAATATAAAAATGGGATTTTTAGACAATTCTGCAGGTGGCGGAGCATTTCCACCATCAATTGTCCCTATGCCGAAACAACAAGCTGTGGTTGATAACTATATCAATTTTCACGACGCTAATTTTTCGACTTGGACACAACAATATCTACCTGAGCTTTACGAAGCTGAAGTAGAAAGATACGGAAACAGAACTTTATCTGCTTTCTTGAGAATGGTAGGCGCTGAAATGCCTATGACATCTGATCAAGTGATTTGGTCTGAGCAAAATAGATTACACGTTGCTTATGAAGGTGTAACTAGAGCTAATGATGTTTTAACTATAACAGGTAACCAAGCTGTAAGATTAAACCAAACTATTGTTATAGCTGATGGCTTTACTACTGTAAAAGCTTTAGTTATTGATGTAACTGGTTTAGCTATTACTGCTGTGCCTTACGAAGCTGCTAGTTTAACTGCTGCTGGTTTGGGAACTACTGGTTTAAAAATGTTTGTTTACGGTTCAGAGTTTGCAAAAGGAACTAACCAAATGGTTGGATCTATTGAGCCTACTCCAGAAACTTTTTCAAACAACCCAGTTATCATTAAAGATAAATTTGAAGTATCAGGTTCTGATGCTGCTCAAATTGGTTGGATTGAAGTCGCTACTGAAGACGGAACATCAGGTTACATGTGGTATTTAAAAGCTGAGTCTGAAACAAGACTACGTTTTGAAGATTACTTAGAGATGACTTGCGTTGAAGGTGTAAAAGCTGCTGCTGCTTCCGGTGTTGCAACTGCTGATTACGCTACTACTTTTGCTGATACTCAATTTACATTAAATAATGCTGGTACTTCTGGAGTTGCTCCAATAGGTACTCAAGGTTTATTTGATGCTATTGAAACAAGAGGTAATGTATGGCAAAATTTTGCTGGTGCTGCTGCTCCTGGAGCTGGCGCATTAGGTGATTTTGATGCTATTCTTAAGCAACTTGACAAGCAAGGAGCTATTGAAGAAAACATGTTATTCTTAAACAGAGCTACTGCTTTGGATTTTGATGATATGATTGCTGCTATGGCTGGCGGAGGTTATGCTGGTACACAAGCTGCTTCTTATGGTTTATTTGACAATGAGTCAGAAATGGCACTTAACTTTGGTTTTTCAGGATTTAGAAGAGGTTCTTATGACTTCTACAAAACTGACTGGAAATACTTAAACGATGCTACTACTAGAGGCTTAACATCTGATATTGATGGTGTTATGGTTCCTGCTGGTACTACTACTGTTTATGATCAAATGTTAGGATCAAACATTAGACGTCCTTTCTTACACGTAAGATATAGAGCTTCTCAAACTGATGACAGACGATATAAAAACTGGATTACAGGTTCTGTAGGCGGTGCTTATACTTCTGCTCTTGATGCTATGGAAGTTCACTTCTTATCTGAAAGATGTTTAGTTACTCAAGCTGCGAATAACTTCGTATTGTTTAAGTCAACTATATAATTATTAACATTTAAAAGATAAAGAAAATGGGATATGTAAAAATAACAAAACCGGGTATATCTAGTGGTGTACCTCAATTCGATATATTGTCTGCAGAAGGTGTAGCTGATATTAAATTACAAACTGGAGCCGCTCTAGGTAAAATTGTAGTAACTCACTTAGGTAACGTTACCAATGTGACTACAATAATACCTTACGGTTGGGTTGTAGGTGATACAGCTACTCACTTTACTCAAGTAGATGCTCAATTGCTAGAAAATGCAATTGGTACAATGGGTGGAGGATCAGGAATGATTGCTTCTGGTATGAGTAAAAATGCGAGTGAAGTTACTTACGCTTAAAAACAAGTAATAAAGGTCCTGCTTAGGCAGGATCTTTTTTAATTATTATATTATATTATATTATGGAAACAAAAGAAAAGAAAAAGCCTGTGGCTAAAGCCCCAGCAACTCCTGAAGTAAAAAAAGATACTTGGGAATACAAAGATAGAACTTATTTTTTAAAAGGTTCAAAAGAACCTTTAACATTTAAAATTCCTTCAAGACACACTCCTAGGCATCCAATGTTTTGGTTTGATCCTGTAAAAGGCTACAACAGAGAGTTAAGATATGCAACTAATCAAAGATCTGTATTTGTTGATGAGCAACAAGGACCAGTTACTTTAGAGCATATTGTTTTTGAAGATGGAACATTATATGTACCAAAAGAAAAAGTTCAATTACAAAAACTATTATCTATATATCATCCAGCTAAAGGAAAAGTTTATAATGAATTTGACAAGAAAGCTGTAGCTGTTGATGAATTAGACATGATAGAGTTTGAAATTAAAGCATTAAATGCTGCTTCAGTAATGGATATTGAACAAGCAGAAGCTATATTAAGAGTTGAAAACGGCTCAGCTGTATCTGGTTTAAGTTCTAAAGAACTAAAAAGAGATATATTAATATTCGCTAAGAGAAACCCTAAATTGTTTTTAGATTTAGCAGAAGACGAAAACGTAGTACTTAGAAACTTTGCTATTAACGCAACTGAGTCAGGTATTATTAAGTTGTCTCAAGATCAAAGAACGTTTACTTGGGGTACTAACGGTAGAAAATTAATGACAGTTCCTTTTGATGAGAACCCATATTCAGCAATGGCTGCTTGGTTCCAAACAGATGAAGGACTTGAAGTTTACAAATCTATCGATAAAAAACTTAAATAACAAGTGATTATAAATAAGGGTGGTTTTATCGCCACCCTTTTTTTTTAAAAATATTAAAATGGCAATAAACGTAAATGAAGTTTATAAAACGGTTTTATTAATATTAAACAAAGAACAGAGAGGTTATATAACTCCTGATGAATTTAATAAAACAGGCACACAAGTTCAGTTAGAAATATTTGAAAAGTATTTTGAAGACTTGAACCAAAACTTACGTATACGTCAAGATGAAACAGAATATGCCGATAGAGTTAAAAACGTAGATGATAAAATATCTATATTTAAAACTCAAGGCGATTGTACCTGGAATGGTACTAATAAACTTTTTACACCACCTAACAATGTCCATAGATTAGGAACTGTGATATACAAGCAGTCAATAGAAGCTGAAAGAGTTCAAAGAAATGATTTACTATATCTAAAACTTTCACCTTTAACAAAGCCAACAACATCTTTTCCCGTGTATTCATACGAGGATAAATTAACTACTACTCCAGATCCAAAAATATATATAGAGCCATCGTCTATACAGTCAGATATTTCAGTAACATACATAAGAAAACCTAGCAACATAAGATTTGGTTACACTGTAGGAGGTTTAGGACAATACCTGTACGATAATAATGCTTATATACCTACAGGCTTACCTATAGTTGATAATTATTTATTTCAAAGCTTAACAACTAATTTTGTAGCTACTTCAAGTCAGCCAACTAGTATAGTATGGTCTGGTTTGACTATATCATCCGCTGGCGTAAATTATACAGGCAATGGCACTGGTTTAAAATTTACTCTAACAATGAATTCTTCCGGGGTCATAACTAATTTAAATGTTGATGGATCAAGCGGAACAGGTTTTGTAGCTGGTGAAACTATAACTTTTTCTAATTCTGTTTTTCAAGCAGGTGGTGGTGGTGGTGGAACCGACGCTGTTGTTACTTTAACAGCTGCTAGCCTATACAGCGGGACTACATATGGATCTACCCAATTTGAAATTGATAACACTGATCAAACAGAAACTATATTAAACATATTAAAATACTCAGGTATAGTTATAAGAGATCCACAAATAATAAATTCAGCACAGCAAATGGCTATGGCAGAAGATCAAAATGAAAAATCTTAATAAATGGGACTAATTACAGAGACTAACGAAGAATATTATGCTGGTGAAAAAGTATTTTTAATAGCAGCAAGCACAACTCAAAGCTCATTTGAAACAACTTTTAACACCGAGCTGGTTTTAAATTCTTCTTCTGCTGATGCTAATTTTATATTTGAAATAAGCTTAGATGGTGGAGCTACTTATAACCCGTATTCTGCGGGTGTTATATCATTAAGTAACAATAATAAAACATTAGATGTAAGTGTTGCTGTTGCTGGACCATCTATAGCTAGAATAATTTTAAAAATAGCTGCTGTACAAAACAATTATGGAGGTTACTCTTATGTAAAGCTTAATGACATTATAAACACTTTTATAGCCACATATGTTGGCACGGGTAAGCTAATACCAAGTGTTAAAAGAACTGACGTCATATTCCATGCTAAAAGAGGTTTACAAGAATTTAGTTATGACACTTTAAAAAGTATTAAATCTCAAGAAGTTACAATTACACCAAGTCTATCAATGATAATACCACAAGACTATGTTAATTACGTTAGATTATCTTGGACCGATGCTTATGGTATTAAACATATTATTTATCCATCTGACAATTTAACTATAAAACCTACAGATGTACCATTACAAAATGTCAATGGAGATTTTATACAAGACCAATATGGTTCAAACACTCAAGGAACTTCTGACACTTCTAGAAACTGGGATAACCTAAATCAAAGAAGATTAAGTGGTGGTTTTGACGCTTATCAAAATGGAGTTGAAAACTACTACGGTGATGGCTACATGTTTGGACATCAGCAACTAGGCATGAGATATGGAGCTTTACCTGAAACAACTCAAGTAAATGGTTATTTTACAATGAATCCAGCTAGAGGTACTATATCTTTTTCTAGTGATATGAATGGTAGGACAGTTGTTTTAGAATATATATCAGATGGTTTAGCTTACGATACTGATTCTAAGGTGCCTAAGATGGCCGAGGAAGCGATGTATATGCATATAGCTTATTCTATATTAGCTGGAAGATCTGGAGTCCAAGAATACATTGTTCAAAGATTTAAAAAAGATAGAAGAGCTCAGCTAAGAAATGCTAAAATAAGATTATCAGATATTAAACTAGATCAAATAGTTAGAATAATGAGAAACAAATCTAAACAGATTAAACATTAATATGGCTCAAGTTAAAAACACATTTGTCAAGTCTAAGATGAACAGAGACTTAGACGCTAGATTAATGCCTAATGGTGAATATAGAGAAGGTAGAAATATTGGTGTTAGTAAATCTGAAGGATCTGATGTCGGTGCATTAGAAAATATAAAAGGTAATGTTAATATTTTTCCAGGTTTTATAAATAAATTAAACGCAAATTTAACACCTAATGAAAAGCCTTTAGAGATTATAGGTATGTTTACACATGAGGATAGTTCTTCTATATACATGTTTTTAACTACATTTTCTGATGCTTCTAAAAATCAATTAGAAAATCACGCTAATGTATTCAGTTCACATTGTTACGTAACAAGAATCAAGTACAATGGCAATTTAACTTTACCAGAAGAAAACAGGTATGAATCTTCAATACTAGTTGAAGGAAGTTTTCTAAACTTTTCTAAAACTCACCCTATATCTGGCTTTAACATAGTTGAAGACTTAATGTTTTGGACTGATAATAGAAATAGTCCAAGAAAAATAAATATTGAAAAAGCAGCTGGCCTTGCCAAAGGCGATGCTTTAAGTCGTTCTTTTTACTATAGAGAAGATCAAATATCTGTAGCTAAATATTATCCTTATAATTCTTTTTCACTTACTAGAAGAGACGGCAGTAATTATACTTCTACTGTTAAAAACGTTACTACAGAATGGCTACCAATATCTTTGTCAGCTCCTTTAGATGAAATTAAAACAGTGGGTAGTTATACTGTTTTAAACTTTTTATCTAGTGGTTTTCCACCTGCTAGTAAGCCCAACTGGACAGGTACAGGCGCCCAGAATAGTAGTATTGCAAATTTCTTTTCTAAAACAGGAAGCAATGACTACCCTGTGGTAAGAATTAAAAATGCTCAAAAACCAGGTTCTCAAGATTTATATATCTACAACGTCACAGGTAATGAAGCTGGAGTAGCTATATCTCAAACTTCGCTAACTACTCAAGTGAGTATACCAACAGCTCCAGATGGTTCAACTTGGGCTGATCCAGGTGATGTTATAATATTTCAATTAAAAAATCCTGACTTTGATATATCTTTTGACGGTGATAGAGAGTTTTTAAAAAATAAATTTCCAAGGTTTAGTTATAGGTTTAAATATACAGACAACGAATATTCATTAATGGCGCCTTTTACGCAACCTGTATTTATGCCAGCTCAAGACGGTAGTATAACTTGGCAAGATGAAGATGTAGCTACAAAAACAACTGAATTAGGATTTTTTGAAAATAGAGCTAGCGAAATAGGTTTAGTAATTAATTTACCTTATTATCCAGGTGGTAATAGAGATGCACTTTATCCTACTTTTAATTTTGAACTACAAAGAGAGTTACATATAGATGAAATAGAAATATTAATTAAAACCTCTAATGATAATAATATATACATTGTAGACAATGTGGATATTAGTAGTGGTGGTGGTTGTCCTCCTGAAAACTTAGTAGCACCTGATGGAGCATCTCAAGCTATAAGAAATCAATTTATATATAAGTATAGAGGTGAAAAACCTTACAAAGTTGTACCAGAATCTGACGTAACAAGAGTTAATGACATTGTTCCAGTAAGAGCGCTAGCTCAAGAAACATCTGGAAATAGAATAATGTATGGAAATTATGTAGATAATCATGCTTTACCTCCTAAGTTATGGTATGAAGTTAATCATTCACTAAAAACAGGCTCATTTAACCCTGATTTTAACGTTGCTAATAATCCACCTATTGCTACTACTATAAACAACAAGATTAAAGAATATTACAATGCAACTATAAAACAAGGCAGGACTTATCAAGTTGGAGTAGTTCTTTCAGATAGATATGGTAGACAGTCTACGGTTATGTTAGCTTCTGAGTCAGAAGACTATGGCAACAACAATAGAGATAGATCTACTGTTTTTATGCCTTATAATAATTCTGGATCAACTAGCACTTTAAACTTTTTTGGCAGTTCATTAAAAATGGATTGGCATCTTAAAATCCCTGATATAGAAGATTATAACACTTTGAATTATCCTGGTTTATACAATGTAAATATTAGGCCTAGTGGTTGGTATAGTTATAAAATAGTTGTTAAACAGCAAGAACAAGAGTATTACAATGTATACTTACCAGGCAGTATGTCTGGTAATGTTATATATAAAGACAATGAAACTAAATTAAACTATTCAGATTCTTGGAATACTTCTAACTTATCTCTATATGGTGATAACATTAATAAGATACCTAGAGATATGACTAATGTTGGTCCAACCGACAGAATATATGGTAGTAAAGAATCTTTGTACTATAGAGTTGTTCAACCTAATTATAATTTTTCAGCTCAAAGTACTCCAGCTACTGTAGAAACTAATAGATGGAATTCTAGACAAACAGTGTTGCCTGTGTTAGAGTCTACAGTTGTAACTATACAACCGTTTTTAGATCTAGGTACTTGGGTTACTCAAAAAGGAGTTACTAGTTCTTTAGCTTACCCAGGAGCGTATGATGACTCTGGAACAGTTGTTTCAGGCACTATAGATCCACTAGTGAAATCAGACAATAATCCATTTGTTGCAAACGTCAACAATAACGAAAATAAAGATAGAGTAGGTTTTTTAAATACTACTCAAATATCTAGTAGCTCTACAGATTTAGCTAAGTTTTCACAATCTTTAATAGTTGCGGAAACTAAGCCTAAATTGTCTAATCTAGAGCTCTATTGGGAAACAGCAACTTCAGGGTTGATAAGTGATTTAAACTCATCTATATCAACAACGGGCATTTCTACCGCACCTAAAGATCTTACAACATTTTTATTTGAAGGCCAAGAATCTATTGAATACACTGGTGCTAATCTAGCCACTTGCTTATTAAACAAAAACGTAAATATAGTTACTAATGCTGGGGTAGAAAACAGTAATATTAATTACGATATAAAACTTTTAAGTGTTAAGTCTATAGATAAAAATGGACAAGAGTCAGACTGTTCGTTATTTGAAATAAAATCATTTCCATCTGCTATATCTGCAGGAAAAGAATATAATTTGTATTTAACATCTGCTGCTAGAGAAACTTTACAATACAATTCTGATGACGATTTAAACGTTTGGAACAAGGAGTTTGTTTTTAATTTTGAATTAACAATAGTAAATCCTAATCCTGCTGGACCTCCTTATCCCCCAGCTTTCGTGTCTAAAAGAAACAACTTTTTTAGTAACAACGCTCCTTTACTAGGTGCTACAGTTAATCCTTCCTCAGTTAATCCATCTGATACTGCTAATTGGGCTGGTGATACCTGGGCTTTTAGTATAGGCGGTGAAGAACCTGATTCAGGACAAACAGACTATGACTACGTAAAAAAAGAGCATTTATTTGAAAAAACAAGTGGTGGCTCTATAGTTAGCTTAGGCATCGGTCCTACTGGTTACAATATAACAGCTGCTAGTAGAAGTCGAACTAGAAACAGAAATCAACACTTTTTTAATCAAGATAAATGGACTCAATACAATACTGGAACAGTTCCATATCCGCTGTTTCCTCCAGGTAATACCACTTGGAACAATGGTAGTTTTAAAGGTTTAACTTCGGGAGCTGAGCTTTATATAGAAAAACTAGAGTGTGCTATTAACAAAGGGAATGATACTGAAAAATTTGGGTTTCAAGAATGGTGGACTTTGAAAAAACTAGGAGTTACAGACGCTGATAGAAACTCAGGAACTATTGTGCCTAAACCAGATTGGTTTACTGATACAACTGCTATATGGCAAGACAGTCCTCAACTGGTAGACTTAAGCGGATCTGCTTATGGTAGTCAAAACTTAAGATATACTTACTATGACTATCCTTGGAAAGTAGAATTTGTAGACTACAACTCGTCAAGCCCAGCTCCATGGCTTAATGGTAATGGGTTTGACCCCTTTACCAGTGGTTGGTATTTACTTGCAGATGGCAATTACCCTCCGTTTGAGTGGCAAGGCGCTGCTACTGAAAAGAGTAATAACAGATTTTGGGCTGAAGGATTTTTAAATGGTGGACAATATAGTGTACACAAAATAACTATAGGCGTTAGAGAAACATTTGCAAATGGTCAGGTTTCTCAATTAGGTCAACTTGTTGTTTACGTAAAACTTTATAGATAATGGCTTATAACTTAGAAATATCTTATTTTAATTCTTTTTGGGTAAAAAAGACAAACAATCAATGGACAGAATCTCAATATGGAACTGCTGGGCATGGTAATATATCTAAAATACCTAATTGGCCAGGATTACCTTATAAGGCTTATGGAACTACTGCTGGTACTAGATACTTAAATTATGTTTCTACTTCACAAATGTCTACTATACCAAATCAAAGACCGGATGTTAACTATTCTCCAGATACATATGACTTAACGCTTAACTGGGTTATAGAAGAGTCTAGAATAAAAGGTGCTTTTAATGGCGATTCTACTGATTATGGTGTTAAAGCTTATTTATTAGATGACCAATATACAGCTGTAACTAGAAAAAACAATGTTATATATTCAGGTCTATTTAACTCTAAAACAAACGTTAATGAAACAAACGTTTTTTCATCAGCACAAAGTATAACATTTGCAGCGCCAGAGCAATACGGATCTATACAAAAGTTATATAGTGAAGATACTAAATTATTATTTTTTCAAGAAAATAAAATTAGTAGAGCTATGGTTAATAAAAATATTTTATACACAGCCGAAGGAAGAGGTGCGCCTGTTAGCTCACAAAATCTTGTAATAGGGGAAATAACTCCATTTGTAGGTGAATATGGTATTAGTAGGAATCCTTATTCGTTTGCTAAGTACGGTAGAAGAAAATACTTTGCTGATAAAAACAGAAATGTAGTATTAAGATTATCAGACAACGGCTTGACACCAATAAGTGACTACGGCATGGCTGATTTTTTTAGAGATAAATTATCTGAAATAGATGATAACTTGTATCAAAATATAGTAACAAGAGATTTATCAGGAATACAATCGCCAACTTGGCCATACGGTTCAATTCAAGCTATTGGTGTTGGAGAGCCTTATATAGAAATAACCAACCCAGGTGAATACGTTGGGGATATTCTTACAGGAATACCTATTGGGTCTTCACTTCTCATAAATGATATAGATACTGGATGTTATGTTAAGAATGTAATCTTAAGTGGATCTACTGCAGGTAGAGTACAATTGACAGAATTAATCCCTTTTGATACATCGACAATGGGAGCTTTAAAAGCTAAATTTATAATCTATGAAAAAGATAAAGTTATAGGAGCTTACAACGCTTACACTGACAAGTACGTATTGAGCTTGCAAAAAAGAGATGGAGAATATAACACGTTGTCATTTGATGAAAAAGTATTAGGTTGGGTATCTTTTTATGATTATAAGCCTTACAACGCTAAAAGTTTATTTAACAGATTTTATACTACTAGTCAAACTAATTTATGGATGCATAACGCTGAAAACGTTTTAAGAAATAGTTTTTATGGTGAAGAACCTGCTGCATCTTCTATAGAGTTTATATTTAATGCTCAGCCAAACATCGTTAAAACATTTAAAACAGTAAATTACGAAGGTACTAATGGTTGGGAACTAACTAGTATGATAAGTGATCAAACAGGAGCACTGTCAGCTGGAGGTGGTTTTGAAATCTTTGAAGACGAAACAGCTGTTATAAAAAGCTATGGAGAAGGATCATATATTGAAGATGGTATAGAATATAAAGCTGGCTTTGACTTAAAAGAAAATAGATATGTAGCCAACGTGATTAACAATACAACAGCTCAACCAAGAGAGATTATAATAGGTAATCAAGCTAGCGGTATTAAAGGATATTTTACAACATTGAAATTGACAACAGATGCAACAACAGATTTAGGTGGCGCTAAAGAACTGTTTGCCGTGGGATCTGAATATGTCATGTCATCTTATTAAAATTAAAATATGGGTTTATTAAATAACAATAACAATAGAAGAAATAAAAGAAATACTTTAAGAAAACAACTTACATCAAGAGGCATTCAACCTGTAAGTATATCAAATCCTCAACCTACTTTGCGAACTTTACAAACTAATACTAGTGGAACTACCAACACCACTAACATGGGTGGTGGAAACATGATGGGTTACATGCAAATGGCTGCAGCTGCTACACCTATGGTTATGGGTTTTATACAAGCTAGACAACAAAAAAATTTAGCTGAAAAGTTAGAAACAGAAAGATTAGCAAAAGACGAAGAAGTAGCTGGCCTATTAGCTAATAGACAAGAAATAAGAAATCCTTATGCTAACTTAGCTGTAGCTACAGAAGCGGCAGAGTTCCAAGCTCAACAAGTTGATCAATCACTTGCTAATACTTTAGATGCAGTGCAAGCTGGAGGTTTTGGAGCTGGTGGCGCTACTGCGTTAGCTAGAGAAGCTGCTAAAGCTAAACAAGGTATATCTGCTGACATACAAAAACAAGAAGCTACTAATCAAAGATTCTTTGCTCAAGGAGAACAAATTAGACAAAACATGCAAGAACAAAGAAATATTGATGATATTGATTTTGCTAGAGCTCAGTCTGACAATTTAAGGCAGCAAGAAATGGATGCTTTAACTGCTAGACAAGCGTCACAACAAGCTGGAGTTGGAGGAACTATGCAAATGGCGCAAAGCATTATGTCTAACCCAGAAGCAATGAGTCAAATATCCGGTTTATTTGGAGGTTAAAAAATAAAATATGGCAACAAGAAGATCAAGATACACACCTAGATTAATTAGAGATTCCAGAGGCGCGCAAGCTGCTAAAAACCTTACTTCTATATCAGATAAGGCTTCTAAAATGTATGACAAAGCTACGCAAGCTAAAGCTGCAAAAAAACTTGGTGTTAAGATTCTTACTAAAGAGTCTTTAAACGAGTCTCAAGCGTATAGAGATATAGCTAAAGACATAGCTAAAGTAAATCCAGATTTAGACGAGCAAATAATGGCTGACGTAGAAAATAACGCTAGACTAATTAGTGATGCTTATATGAAAGCCTATGGCCCTGATGGAACACCTGAAGATATGATCATGTTCCAGAAGTTAGACAATAATTTAACTGGTGAGTTAAACGATTTAACAACAATGATAGGCGCTATGGACGCAGATTTAGAAGCTTACGATCTAGCAAAAAAAGAAGGAAGATTAATAAAAAAGACTAATGAAATAGGAGAAGTAATAGAAGATGAAAACTACGACTTGTTTAGGTATGGTATAACAGATGGAACTTCTGATGTTCTTTTAACAAGAGACGAAGATGGCAAGTACATGTTAAAAGGAAAAAGTAGAGCTGGAGGTGATGAAATGCAAGGTATATATATAAGTGATTACGTAAGTGACTTAAAAAATAATGGCGGAAGTTTTAAAGAAATTAATCCTAACTTAGAAGTTCAGGCTATAGAATTTGGACAATCTATAGCAAGAGGTCTTTTACCTGAGTTTAAAAAAACAATGAAAGGCCAAAGCGTGGGTACTCAAAAAAATCCATTAGCCGGCGATGAAGATCCTACAAATCCTGGGTTTGATGCTAAAGGACAACCTCTAACTTTTGTTGGTAAAAAACAATATAGTATACAAGATCCTACTAAAGCAAGAAACACTTTAATTCAATATTTTGATGGAAACTTTGCTGAAGGTTTTAAAAATTTAACAGCTAGCAAGTCTGTTCCAAAAGAAGAAGAATTATGGGAGTATTTAAAAAATGAAGGTTTTATAAGTAAACAAGCTCCAAGCTGGGAAAAGTCTCCAGAAGGAACAAAGCAGCAAATGTTAAACGACGCTTATGTTGATTTTATAGTTGAATCAAATGTTAGACCTGGAGAAACCGATGTTGTTATTTCAGGTAGTAAAGCAGCTCCAACTCCATAAAAATAAATTAAATAAAAAATATGCCAGGTTACGCTGAAGAAGTATACGACTATATAGACTCTGAAGACTCAACTTTTAAAGATAAAGTTTCTAAAGAAGATTTTAAAACAGCTACAAAAGAAAAGTCTTATTCTGACGAGATATATGGTTACATGGCTGAACTAGATTCTAGCTTTAAAGATAAAATTGATGAGCAAGTATTTTTTGAAGCTATATCTGATGGATCAAAAAAACCAAAAGACAAAGAGGTTGTTAGCCAGTTTGATGTAAAAGATGAAGATTTATTTGATGAACAAACAGTTAATGATAAATTTAATCCATACATAGAAGCTTTAAGTAATCCTAATTATAGAAGTGATAAAGTAACAGATGATAAATCTAGATTAGCAGAGTTAGCAAAAATAGAGTCTGACAAGCAAGAATTTTTACAACTAATAAATGATCCTGATTCTAAAGATAAAATAAAAGCAGCTCAACTTTTAGAAAATTTATCAGCTAAGATGGCGCCTAGTGAAGAAGAGGTTGACGCAAAAGTAAAACAACAAAAAGATGCTTTACAAAATACTAACCTAACTCAACAGTCAGGAGGTAAGTTTGCTGGAACTTCTTTAATGTATGCATTAGCTGACAAAGAGAATAACAAAGATTTAATAAATAAATCTTTACCTAATCAGAAAAATAAAGATAGCTGGAGTAAGATGGCTTATGATGCTCAAGCTAAAAAGTGGTTAAAAGATCCAAATGATTTAAGTTCTGGTTATAAAGCTCAACCTGAAGGCACTAGTCTCAAAGGTAGAGACATGGGGCTTTGGAGTAAGAATGCAAAGAAAAAATCCAATGAAAAGTCAAATGCTTTTTACAGGCAGTACGAGGATATGGTTAACGACGTTACAGCTTCTGTTGGTTTAGGTGGTGTTACAAGTGATAAGTCAAAAGCTGATGAAAATACTATATACCTTCCATCAATTGAGCAAGTAAAAGAAAATCCAGAAATTATTAATGACATTGTTTTAAGCCAAGAGTTGGTAGATAGAATAGGTAGAGATAATTCTTATGCTCAAATAGCTGCTGATAATTTAGATAAAAAAGAAAATAGAGATGAAATAGATAGAGTTTTATCAGAGTTTGAGGATAAAGAAGGAGTAGGCCTATGGAATGATATTGTCAATATTACAGCTAGTCAAATAACAGTTGGTAATAAACATGCTTTAGAAAAAGCTTTTGGAAAAACAACAGATGAACTGTTTGGAATAGAAGAAAAAAGTAGAGATAAATACGAAGAGAATAAAAAAGATTTAAAAAGATTATTAGAGTTAAGTAAAGAAGGAGATGACTATAAAGCCTTAGGTATATTGAATAATATACAAAATCAAACAGCTGGCTTTCTTGCAGAAGAAAAAGTACTTAATGATTTAAAAAGAAAAATTGAATCTGATCCTAACGCTACTCAAGCAGACGTTGATGAGTTTAATAATATAAAAAACCGCTTACTTTTAAGTCAGAAAAATATTCAAGCTGATATAAAATACCTAGGCGACATGCAATTTGAAGGGGCTAATTCTCAAGAAATTATAGATAAAACACAAAAAACTTATAATTTTTTAGAAACTCAAGAAAATATATTAGCAAATAGTGGAGTAAGAATAATGACTGGTTTAGGATCTTTATCAACAGAATTAAACACTGTTAACTTACTAGAACATGTTGGTGTTAAACTTAAAAACGAAGACGGATCTATAAATCAAGAGTGGGTTGAGTGGGGTAATGATGTGTTAGGAGAAACAGGTGGAGCTATTCTTACGGCAAAAATAGTTAAAGAAGTAGCAGAAGATAATGCTACAGACAAGCTTTTACAAAAAGCTTATAACTATGGTGAAGAATTATTAAACAGAAATAGACCACCTCAAAGATATGATGAAATAGAAGGAGTAGATCAAGCTATGAGATGGGGTGTTGATATGCTTACAGGGCAAATACTAAACACTGGCATGTCTATAGTTATACCAGGTGGTGGTGGCTTACTTTTATCTTCACTAAGTGAATCTGGTAACCAGATGCATGAGATGAAAAAAAGAATAGAAGGTGAAAAGTGGAACGAAAAAGAAGTTAAATATATAGACGATTTTAAAAAAGAATTTGGTTTTAATCCTTTAGGAGATGATGATACTTATAAGATAAAACCAGAAGATATAAACGCTTTACAGTTTTATGGAACAGCTGGGATATATGGTATAGCAGAATACGCTAGTGAAAAAATCACTTTAGGAAACTTTAAATTAGGAGCAAAAAATTTAAGAAAAGCTTTTGATTTAAGCAAAGGTATTAAAAAAGGTATGCCTATTACTAATAAAATTAATCAAAGATGGATTAATTTAAGAGAAGCTGGTAAAGATTTTGCTAAAGGTATTCCTGGTGAATCACTTGGAGAAGGAGCAGTTACTTTATCTCAAAACGCTGCTGAAATATATATATTAGGAAATAAAGATGTTTCTATGCTTGATGGTGTTAATGAATCTATGATGTCAGGTTTAGTAATGTCAGGAACAATGCAGTCACCTGGTTTACTTGCTCAAACTTATACTGCTTTTAGAGGTCCGGATGCCAACGCTAAAATAGCTAAGCGTGGAATGGAAATGCTTAATTTAAGTAATCAAATAGGTAAATTTGAAGCACAGCTAAAAGGATTAACCCCTCAGAGCGATAGTTACTCTGATATAGCTTCTGCTAAAAGACTAGCTGAAAATAGACTACATAACTTAGCACAACAACAACTTGACAGCCAAAGTGAAACAAGAAAAAATATAGTTTCTTACACTAAGACAGATAGACAAGCATTAATTGATACTTATAATGCCGAGCATAAAGTAAGAGCAGAGATAGACAGAATAAACGACAATACAGCTTTAGATCCTAAAGTAGCTGCTGAGCTAATAAACGAACAACAAGTTAAACTAGTAGGTTTAGAAGCTTTTAAAAATTCTGTAGTAGGTAATGCAGAATGGAACGCAGATAAAACTAGAGCTAGAAAGTTTTCAAATGCTTATAGAGCTAAAAACAATTTACTAGGTGAAGTTGAAATGGTTGTTGGTAACAACAATAAAGAAGCACTACAAGCAGGTTTAGATTATGTAGATACTAGAAAAGATTTAACTGCAGAAGAAAAGAACCAAGTTAAAGAACAAATGAAAATGACTTTTGAAGACGCTAAGAAAGCTTCAAGAGGTGATTCTACTGTTAATGGCTTTGCTTTTGGTGATAACTTAACTGTTGAAACTACTTCACCTGATGGTACTAAAACTACTAAAAAGCTAGATCTTCCAATGACCTTTGCTTTAAATAGAAGTAATACCACTGTTCAATCACATGAAATAGGCCATCATACTTTATTCAAGCAGTTCATGGAAAATAATCCAGACGCCGTTGGTTTGGTTAAAGATCTTGAAAGCTATGTTAAAAAGAATTATGGTAAAGCTTATGAAGTATTTTTAGAAACAAAAGAACTTTATGGTAAGTATGATTCAAAAGGTAATTTAACTAATTCTACTTTAGTAGCTGAAGAAAACCTAGCTAGACTAAGCGACTTCATGAGGCAAAATAATTTAGAAGCTGATAGAACCTTACACAATAAAATGTTTGGTAGATTTCAAAAGTTTAACGATGGATCTGGTCAAATAAAAACTGGTAAAGACGTGTTTGACATGTTAACTAGTTTTAATCAATCTTTTGAGACCGGAGAGCTAAGTGGCTTAACAAAGACTATAGCTGAAAGTGCTCCTGTTGTTTCTGAAACTAGCCAAGCTAAAAAGTCTATGACTAAAGCTGAGCAAAATAAAGTTGAAGATACTTTAAATGATGCTCCAGGTCAAAGAAATAAAGATGGTAAGTATACCATGACTAAGGCAGAGTGGCGTGCTGACAAGAACAGAGCTTTTAGTAAAGCTTATAATGCACTTATGAATGGTGATTTAGATGGTCTTATAATAGCTAAAATGGCTTCTGGTAAAGATATATTCGGTCAAGCTAGAGAAGAGTTTATAAGTGATGCTAGAGATAAGATAGGCCAGCATATGCTTAACTTTGATCCACAAATGCAAGACAGCTTGTTTGGTTGGGTTAATTCTTATATAAGTAGAAAAGTAGGTGATGTTGCTAAAAAAGCTAAGAGAGAAAAAGCTAAAACACCAGGTACTAAAATATCTACAGATCAAAAGCTAGGTGAAGAAGGTAGAACAGTTGCTGAAACTATTGAAGGTGATACAGCTAGTGATATAGAAGCCGCAGTTGATAGATCATTAAATGCTAAGAAAAAAGGTGTTGATAATCTTAGAACTAGACTAGGTATTGAAAAAGGTGGTAAGATATATAACAAAGTAGTTGATTCTGTTAAAAAAGTATTTGGAGCTAAACTACCTGAAGTATCTAATAAGAATTTCAAAGAAGCACTTAAAAAAGATTTTAATACTTTATTATTTAAAGATATTAAAAACGATATAGGAACTAGAGCTAAGTATAAAGAGTTTATTAAAGGTGATATAACTTTTAAAGACGCAGATGGCAATACAAAAACAATGCCGCGCTGGGAGATGTTGTATGATTATATATCACAGTCTACGTTCAATAAAAGATTTGAGCCGTTTATAGAGCCTCTAATCAACCCTGAGACTGGCAATCAAGCTAGGCCTGATAATAATCCTTTGTTTACTAAAAAGAAAATAACTAAAGAACAATGGGTTGAATACTTCTTAGGTGATAAAGTAGGTGCATCGACTAAAGGAACTAGAAAAGATGCTTTAGCTTCTGCTATAGCTCAAGAATTAGCTTTTGATGCTACAATGGAAACTATATCAGATCCAGACATACAAGCTAGAATAAAAGATATTTACGAAACTCAAGGTTTAAGACAAGCTGAAAACTATTTAGAGCAAGTAGCTAAGGAGATAGATAGAAAACCTGATAGTAAATTTAGTATAACTAAAAAACCTGTTGTAGAAAGATTACAAAAACACATGGAAGATTCTAAAGGTATTACACCTATTGAAGCTTTTGATAATTTTTACAACAAACTAAATGAGAGCGACAAACAAGCTATTATAAGCGAAAGATCAGCTATAGAAAACATTTCTAAAAAAGAAGCAAAAAGATTTAATAGAAAAATAAAAGAACCTAAAGCTAAAAGAAAAGAAGAAAAGAAAGTTTTAGCTAGACAAGACCAAATAGTTGAAGAAGCAGGTTATAAACCTTTAGAAAGAAGAGGCGATGGTAGAGTTGATAGTATAAAATACCTAATGTCTAGTTTTTTTCCTAAACTATTTAAAACTTTTGGAGACGTATCTGGCAAGTTAATAAAACCAAGCAATTGGTCGCCATCTGGAAATGAAGCATTTTCATATTACCCTGATGGTAGTTTAAAAGGAGGAGCAATAAAAAGAGCTCAGTTTTTTATAACATCAGCTATTAAAACTATAAAAACAATTCCTGGAACTTTAAAAGCTATAGAAAAAGGTAATTTAGAAACTCTTGATACTGTTAAAAAACTTCAAAAAAATACAGATTTAAAAAATTTACCAACTGAAAAAAAGAGTAATATAGAAATTGCTTTAAAAAACCAAAAAACAAAAGATTTAGATACAAATTTAAAAAATAGAGCTCAACATAAAAAAGGATCTATGGCATATCTTTCTCTTTTAAAAGAAATGTATGATGCTGACAACAACATGTTACCAGGTATTCAAGTTTTAAATTACAATCAAAATGCTAATGATGCCAGTTACAGGAATTTAGCTCAACTAATAGGTGTAGAGAATGGTATTGAAAAAGGTAGAGAAGAACACATATATCAAGCTGGACCATGGAGCACTAGAGTTCTTCAAGCAATAACAGCTAAAAACCCTAAAGTTTTTGAAGCTTTTAATAAGTGGCAGGCAGATAATTATTATCAAGAAACTATAGCTGGAAAAAATAAAGAAGGTACAAGCTCTGAAAATTTAATTGATGGTACGTACACTATGCCAGATGGTTCCACTTGGGACTCTCAATCACAAGAGCATCCTATACTTAAAAAAGCTTTAGACGAAGCCATGGTAACTGGAGACTTTAGTAATGTTCCAAGTCCTGATATAAGAAAGTATAATGAAGTATTTCATTTAAACCCTAATAATATGATTAGGGAAGGTATTAGCGATGCTACACGTTACAACGTTGAAGTAGCTGAAGACTTAAGAAATATACCAGAAGTTATAGAGTTGCAAGCAGAGTTAATATTCCTACAATTGTCAGGTCAAATAGATGCTGCCACTGCTAAAGGTTATTTAGAAGCTGGACTACCTATTGCTAAAGCAAAATTTTCAGTAACAAAAGATAATAAGAAAATGCTTAACGATAGTGGAGTTGTTGATACTTCTACTGAGTTAACAAACGCTGAAACTATTGAGCAAGCCGGAGTATTAGATGATGCTTTGAACGTAGCTAGAAATCCTAAAGCACCTATTAAAAAGATTAGAGTATTTGATTTTGACGATACATTAGCCACTACTAAATCTGATGTTTTATATACAGCTCCTGATGGAACTAATGGCAAGCTAAACGCAGAGGAGTTTGCTACACAAGGTAAAGAGCTGTTGGATCAAGGTTATAAATTTGATTTTTCTGAATTTAACAAAGTAACTAAAGGTAAGCCAGGTCCATTATTAGACATAGCTAAAAAAATACAAGCAGCAAGAGGAACAGAAGACGTGTTTGTATTAACCGCTAGAGCACCTGAAGCTCAAGCAGCTATTAAAGAATTTTTAGATAGTTTAGGATTAAATATACCTTTAAAGAATATAACTGGCTTAGGTAATTCAACTGGTGAAGCTAAAGCCCAATGGTTAGTAGGTAAAGCTGCTGAGGGTTATAATGATTTTTACTTTGCAGATGATGCTATGCAAAATGTTGATGCAGTTAAAAAAGCTATGTCAGTTTTAGATGTTAAATCTAAAGTGCAGCAAGCTAAAGCTAAATTTAGCAAGACAGTAGACAAAACTGTAAATGATATTATAGAGCATAAGACTGGTATTAAATCTGAATCTGAATATTCTGATGTTAAAGCTAGATTAAAAGGTAGAAAAAAAGGTAGATTTGAAATGTTTATACCTCCATCAGCTGAAGACTTTGTAGGTTTACTTTACAAAATGCTAGGTAAAGGTGAGATAGGTAATATGCAAATGGATTTTTTCAAAGAGCATTTACTTGATCCTTATGGTAGAGCAATGGAAAACTTATCTCGTGACCAAAACAGAATGATCAACGATTTTAAAGCATTGAAAGATCAATTAGTTAAAGAAGGTTTAATTCCTAAAGACTTAAACAAAAAAGCTTTTGGTGAATATACTCTTCAAGATGTAGCTAGAGTATTAGCTTGGAATAAACAAGGCTTTGATATACCTGGTATTTCTAAATCTGATTTAAAACAAATATTAGATTATGCTAAGAAAAACCCTGCTATTGACGTGTTTGCTCAAAACTTAATTGATATAAACAAAGGAGATGGTTACTCTGCTCCAAACGCTGATTGGTTGGGTGGTACAATATCTACAGACTTATTAGATGGTTTAAGAACTGGCAAGCGAAGTAAGTATTTGCAGCAGTGGCAAGAGAATGTTGATTTAATATTCTCACCTAAGAACTTAAACAAGATGGAAGCAGCTTTTGGTACTAAGTACAGAGAAGCTATGGAAGACATGTTAGGTAGAATGAAGTCTGGTAGAAACAGATCTAACAAAATGGGTAGATTAGAAAACAGGTTGCTAGATTATATTAATAACTCTGTTGGTACAGTAATGTTCTTCAACATGAGATCTGCTTTACTTCAAACTATATCAGCTGTTAACTTTATAGATTTTGGCAGCAACAATGTATTTAGAGCTGCTAAAGCATTTGCTAATCAACCTCAATACTGGAAAGATTTTATGGAGTTAATGAACTCTGAGTTTTTAGTTGAAAGACGTAATGGATTAAAGTTAAATGTTAGTGAATCTGAAATAGCTGATGCTGCTGCTACTAGCAAGAACAAAGCTAAAGCTGCTGTTGCTTATATACTTCAAAAAGGTTATTTACCTACTCAGTTTGCTGATAGTTTTGCTATTGCTTCAGGTGGTGCTACTTTCTATAGAAATAGAATAGATGCTTTAATGAAAGAAGGCATGAGTGAAGCTGATGCTAAAAAACAAGCATTTTTAGAGTTTAGAGAAATAGCAGAAGAATCACAGCAGTCTTCTAGACCTGATAGAGTATCTCAACAGCAAGCTAGTGTATTAGGTAGATTGATATTAGCTTTTCAAAATACACCTATGCAAATGAATAGGCTTGGTAAAAAAGCTTTCTTAGATTTAAAAAATAGAAGAAAAAGACCAGGTATGACACAGTTTCAAAGTGATATGAGTAATGCTTCAAGAGTAACTTACTATTTTGCTGTTCAAAGTGCTATATTCAGTGCGTTACAACAAGCTTTATTTGCTTTAGCATTTGATGACGAAGAAGAAGAAGCTGAAAAAGAAAGATATTATAATGTAGCTAACGGCATGTTAAATACTTTCTTAAATGGCACGGGCATGGTAGGTGTTGCTGCATCTACATTAATATCTGTAGGTAGAAAAGTTTATAAAGAGTCTGCTAAAGAAGGCCAGTTTCCTGGTCCTAACTACGAAGATGCTGCAAATGAAATGTTAAACTTCTCACCACCAATAGATATTAAATTAAGTAAGTTAAGACAAGCTGGTTTAACTTGGAAGTATGAAGGATATAAACATGATGAAGCTAATTGGGGTATAGATGATCCTGCTTATAAATCAGCTGCCTATGTAATATCAGGGCTAACTAATGTTCCACTTGATAGATTAATTTCTAAATCAGAAAATGTTAGAAGTGCTATTGAAGATGAGCAACAAAATTGGAAAAGAGTTTCTTTAATACTAGGATGGAGAGATTATCAATTAAACTCTACTGAACAAAGAAAAGAATATGTCACATCGCAGAAGGAAGCTAAATCAGCTTATAGAAAAAAGATGAAAGACAAAGGCAAAAGACAATATAAGCCTAAGAATCTAATGACAATTAAACAGTTTGAAGAAGAGAAAATAGAAAAACAAAGAATTAAATATAAGAAATTAAATCAAGCAGAACAAGTAAGAAAACTAGATAGTCTAGGCTTGTCAAAGAAACAGATAAAGTCTTTAAAATACGAAAAAGATAGAGTAGCAAAACTTATACAATTAATGAACAAATGAAAATATCAGAAAGCACAGAGTTTAAAATAGATTTAAAAACAGTTATTGGAATAGTAATGTTAACAACAACTTTAGTTGGTATGTATTATAAACTACAAGAAGATATAGCTTTAGCAAAGACGCTTCCGCCAGTAGAAGTTACTCGCTTAGAATATGAGTTGAAAGAGGAGTGGAATGAAGAAATGATATTACAACTTAAAGATAAAGTTGAAATGCTTGAAGAAACAAACTACATATTAAAAGAAGAAATTAAAATAACATCAGACATGTTACAAGATGGAACAGAGGCTGATGGTAAATTTGAAGAACTTCAAAGACAATTAGAAGAATTAGAAAATAAAAAACCTAGTACTAGAGTTATAGTAAAAGAGGTTAAAGTAGATAAAAAAGGAAGAAAATTATAATCATGGCAACTAAAAGAAAAAATAAAAAGATGAAAAATCCTTGTTGGAAAGGATATGAAGCTATAGGAATGAAGAAAAAAGGTGGTAAAAAAGTGCCTAATTGTGTACCTGTTAAAGGAAAAAAGAAAAAATAAGTAATGGAAAAGAAATTTAAACCTCACCCAATGTATAAAGACTGTAAAGTTAAAATGGCTTTTAAAAAAGAAGATCATGAAAAGCTTAAGGAAAAAGGATATAGTCACAAAAAAGATAAATCTTGTAAAAAAAAGTAAACCATGGCTATAAGAAAAACTACAAAAGGAAAAGGTCGTAACTTTAGAAGTACAGATGAAGGCGCGGGTATGACTGCTAAAGGTGTTAAAGCTTATAGAAAGAAAAACCCTGGTAGTAAACTTAAAACAGCCGTAACAAAATGTGATGTAAAAGTAGGTACTAAAGCTTATAAAAGACAAAAAGCGTTTTGTAGTAGATCAAAAAGCTGGGATGGAGAAAGAGGAAGAGCGGCTAGAAAGCGCTGGTGCTGTAGTAGATTTTAATTAGGAACAAAAAAACTGGGCACCATACCCAAAGTTCCTGTAACCAAAAAAGGGGAGGTCATTACGACTTCCCCTTTTTATATTTTAACTATTGCAGTATTCGCAAATACCGCCTAGACATAATCCACACATAATTTTAATTTTAGAATCTATAAGTAATACCAAAAGCAAATATAAAACCTCCACTAGCTATAGCTAAAGTGTTAGGATTTAAATTGATTTTTTGTTTATGTAGTATCATGTTGCCAGCTGCAAAGCTAGCTAGGCTTATACCACCTATTATTGCTAATTTTCTCATCCTTTTATTTTTATTATAAGATAAACGTTTGAAAACATTATACTTATCAAAACAATAGCTGCATATATTATAGCGTCGCTTAAATAGGGTTTAACTGCTAAAGTAAAACCGCATAGCGTAACCATTTTAATAAATAAACTTCCGTACATAATGCCATAGCCGGCTTTTTCAAACCGACTAGTTAGCATTACTACCATAAATGTTATTACAAGAA